CCGTTAAGCATAAAAGACGTGCAGCCGTTAAATTCTATGTTTGATGCTGAAACGCTCAAAGAAGTTCTAACGCAAGACGAGATAAGAGAGGAGTTAGGATACGAACCTTTAGAGCACAACGAAGAAACAGTAGCCGAAGAACAAAACCTAGCTGAATATACAGAGTTAGATAAGTTTTTAATGGAGTTTGGCGAAGATGAGGACTTAGAGAATTGGCAACTGATAGATGAAGATGATGCAGAGGGCGAACACGAAGATTTTGACTTTGAGTACAACTTAGAGAAATTAGAGTTAGCTACAACAGGCAGGGCAATACCTAATGCTAAGTCAGCACAAGATGGTCAAAGTACACAAACACACAAGAGTAAGTTTAGAGTACGTTATGTATACACAGAGGATAAAGGCTTAACTCGTAAGAGTGGAGAGCAGAGAGAATTTTGTAGAAAAATGGAAGCTGCTAACAAAGTGTATCGTAAAGAAGATATATTAAGAATGGGTACTATGCCAGTAAATAAGGGTTGGGGTCTAAACGGTGCAGACACTTACTCTATATGGCATTTTAAAGGTGGCGGTAACTGCCATCATAAATGGTTTAGACGTATCTACTTACAAGCAGGAGAAAGACCTAGTAGTGCAGATAAGGTAGTTACTACTACTAAAGCTAGAAGTATGGGTTTTAAACCTGAAACTAACCCACAAGAAGTACCAGTAGCACCTAAGAGAATGCCTAAAAATGGATTTGTAAATAAAAAAGGATATTAAAATGAATTACTTTAAGAATTTAAGTGAAGAACAAAACAGACTAAACCTAAAGTCTGAAAAGGTAGAGTTATCTATGTTAGATGATGCTATGAAGTTAAGAGATAAAGCAGTAGATAAAAGTAACTCGGCTATGAAAAATGTAATGGGTGCTTTATCAGATTTAGCTGATACAACTCGTTCATTAGAAGATGCTATAAAATTAACTAATTCAGCTATCGAAAAAGCAAAAGAATTAGGTGCAGATGATTATGTTAAAAGAGGAAGTAAACTACAAAGTGCTTTTGAAAATGTATTAAAAAAGCATAGACAAGCAATTACAGATTTAAGAAACGTAAAAAGCAATATATAATGAACAATAAAGAATTAAACATAGCACTAGGTAAACTATTCAATGGTATAGAACTAGACACGCATAAGGTAGAGTTAGGTAGTTTAAAAGAAATGCGTACACAATCTGATAAGTTAGTTGGTTTATATGCAGATTTATATGAAGCACAAATAGATTTAATGGTTAATAGAAAGAAACTTGATGACCAAATAAACGATGCTAAAAGATTGGAAAATGATGCTGGTAGAATGTTAGATAAAGCGTATGCAGTATATAACGAATTTGAACAAAAAGCAAAAGACTTAGGTTTAGACTATAAAATGAATCAAGAGTACAGAGAACTAGACGATAGTATTAATGCAGTTTTGAGTGAAATCGATAAGTTAAATAAACAGATAAAGGGATAAAATGGCAGTATTATTTGTAAGTGAGGACACTATAAAGAAATCTACTACTATAAATGGTAATGTAGATGTAGAGTTATTGTTACCATACATTAAGGTAGCACAAGATATTCATATACATCAGTTGTTAGGTACTGACTTGTACGATAAGATACAAGCAGATATAACAGGTGGTTCTCTTACAGGTAACTACAAAACATTTACTGATGACTACATACAGCCTGTACTAATCCACTACGCTTTGTATGAGTGTTTACCTTTTTTATCATACAAAATAATGAACAAAGATATAGTGCGTAAGATTTCAGAAACATCTACACCAGCATCACTTGATGATATTAAGTATATGCGAGAGATAGTAAAGAATACTGCTGAATACTACGCTACAAGGTTAGTAGATTATTTGTGTAATAACAATCATTTGTTTCCTGAATATACTACAAACAGTAACGGTGATTTAGCACCTACAAAAGATACATACTTTAGTGGTATAGTATTAGACAAATACGAGCAAAACAATAGAATAACACTTAGAAGTTTCTTAGATGCGAGTTACGACATATAAAATTAAAGAAGAAAATATTACAAAGCTAAAAAGCTATTTAAACAAGAAGGAAAATGAAAAATCTGATAAATCAAAACCTAGACGTACTAGGTCTAAATAGCGTCAGCTTAATGATTAGCTTTACAAATGTAGAGCAAGTGTTACAGATTATATTGTTAACTATATCTATTATCTATACAATAGACAAGTATATATCGTATCGTAAAAGAAAGTAATGGCAAAGATTATTGGTGGNATTTATCGCAAGAAAGCNAAGAAAAAAAGACCTAATAGACACTCCAAGAACGCATCTAAAGGTCAGAGTGGTTACAAGAAGAAATATAAAGGACAGGGCAGGTGATACAAAAAGATTTAACCTTGAGTGTGGGTAATATAATTTGGGTAATAGGAATTATATTTACTATGGGTATTGCTTATAGTCAAATAGGTCAGCTTGATGAAGATATTACAGTATTAGAACAAAGACTTGAAAAGAAGATAAAGATAATAAACGAGTGCGAAGATAAAATACACGAGTTAGAAAAAGATATAGCAATTATAAATAATAAAAAAAACAGAAGAAAATGAAAAAGTTTTTATGTAACGTATTGTATTTTTTAACTTTGAAAAAAGTTTGTATAGGTTTGTGTGATAACTGCAAAATATAATTATGTTAAAGTATTTTGACTTTGACGAGTTTGATTGCCCTACATTAGATGGTAGTGGCTTACCTACTAGCGATGGTGGTAAGATGTGTATAGATTTCTTACACAAATTAGATGAAGCACGTAGTATAGCAGATACAGTATTTAAAGTAAATAGTGCATACAGAGAACCTGCTCATAATCTTAACGTAGGTGGTCGAGTAGGAAGTAGCCACGTTAAAGTACCTTGTAGAGCAGTAGATTTGCATTGTAATAATAGTGGTAATAGAACAAGAATACTTAACGCATTATTCAAAGTTGGCTTAGGTCGTAGAATAGGAATAGCTAAGACCTTTATACACGTTGATATGGATTATGATAAACCAGCAGCAATATGGCTTTACCAATAGGAAATATAATTAAAGAATTATTTAGTGGTGGTGTAACAGAACTCGTAGATGAGGTTGTTACATCTAAAGAAGAAAAGTTAATACTAAAGGCTAAACTAAAGTCTTTAGAAACAGAGTACACTAAAGTAATAGAAGATAATGTAACAAGAAGATGGGAAGCAGATGTTAACAGTAGTATGTTAGCAAAAAATATTAGACCTGCATCACTTATCTTTCTTTTGTTTATATTTGTGATAATCAGCTTCTTAGATGGTAACATAGGAGAGTTTACATTAGCTAATGGGTATCAAGAGATATACCAAAGTTTACTACTCGTTAGTTTTTCTGCCTACTTTGGAAGCAGAGGTATAGAAAAAGTAATCAAAATTAAGGAAAATGCGAAGCAATCGTTATAGATTAAAGCCTGATGAAGAACTACTACTACAAAACTATCGTAAACACAAAACTAATAACATATTGGTTATTGGTGATATACACGAGCCTTTCTGTTTAGATGGCTATTTAGAGTTTTGCCAAGAACAATACCACACACACAACTGTAATGAAGTCATATTCATAGGTGATATTATCGATAATCATTATTCAAGTTTTCACGAGGTAAATATTGATGCTGATTATTCAGGTAAACAAGAACTTGATTTGGCTATCGAAAAGATTTCTCATTGGTACAAAACATTTCCTGAAGCTACTGTTATCATAGGTAATCACGACCGTATAATAATGCGTAAGGCACAAACGAGTGCAATCCCTAGTAAGTGGATTAAAAGCTACAAAGATGTCTTAGAAGTGCCTAAATGGAACTTTGTAGAACGCTATGTAAAAGACAATGTGCAATACATTCACGGAGAAGCTGGTACTGCAAGAACTAAATGCAGAGCCGATATGATGAACACAGTACAAGGACACTTACACACACAATGCTATACTGAACACTATGTAGGTCAGAACTATCGTATCTTTGGTAGTCAAGTAGGTTGTGGTATAGACCACGAGAGTTACGCAATGGCTTACGCTAAAGCTGGAAAGAAACCTGCAATAGGTTGTATGGTAGTCAAAGAAAATGGCACACTTCCTATAAATATCCTAATGTCCTTATAATCAGTTAGTTACATTCATAGCGTAACAACAAAGGAACACAACTAAGAATAATACTCCCTATATATATATTATTTAATATATAATACTATCTAGTAGTTATATATTTATATTAATATTTTTACTATAATTTGTTGATAATTAAAAAAAAGTATATATATTTGCTCAAAATAACTATTAACAATTATGGAACTAAAAAAATTATTTCAAGAAACTTTCCCAAGTTACTACAACGTAAATAGTAAGAAAGAAAGACACATTTATCTATCAACTGCAACAGAAGAAATAAAAGAAACTATTGCACGAATAGAAGAACATCGTATAGAAAATATTACAGAAGGCAACTTTGACATAGCAGAAGGCTTAGAGATGGCTAAGAAAGAGATGTACTTTATGACTATTGGTATGATGCAAAAACAATTAAAGAAATGAGCAGAGATACAAAAATAACATACGCTTTAGGGTTAAGTCTAGCCACCCTTTTAATAGTGCTAGATATTATTGGAATTATTAATTTAACTTATTAAAAATGATTAAGAAAGGAATTGTACAAAACGTACAAGCAAACGGTACTTGGGAAGGTCAATACGGTTTAATGTATAAATTTGAAGTAACTATTGGAGATGACACAGGTCAAACTATGTCTAAGAATGAACAATGTAAATTTGTTATTGGTCAAGAAACCGAGTATGAGTTTTTAGATGGTAAGTATCCTAAGATTAAACCAGTATCTACATTCCAACAAGGTGGTGGTTCATTCAAGCCACAAGCTAAGAATGACAACGTACAAGAAATGATTGTTAAGCAGAACTCTCTGACTAATGCAACATCTTTTGTGTGTAACAATGGTGGTACTCCTAGTGATGTATTAGAGATAGCAGAAATATTCTCTAATTGGGTGCTTAAAGGAGAGAAAGCCAAAGTAGATAACTCTAACGATATGCCTTTTTAATTATGTATAATAAAAAGAAACTAATTAAATCTTTAAGAGATATTGCGGACTTAATAGAGAATACAAAAAAATATTCTTATGCTTATGATAGGCTTTTATTTATTAGGTTACATATAAATTGTTTAACTATGTTAGAAAAATATGTTGAGAAACAGGGTTTAGAAAACAATGATAAATGTATAGAG